CTCCAGTTTGGAGCACAGCAGGGACTTCATCAGAAGCAAGTCCCCCGGAGTGATATCTGGGCATATCTCGAATTAACCCAGCAGGAGATACATAAGCCCCTTCATGAGCAAAGCCTATGCCTGCTAATGCCCAATTAACAAAAGGCTCAACTAGTCCTCTTTGCACAACCATAGACGCTATTTGGTCAGCTATGCTCTTGAGGGTGTCAAGAAAATTTTCCCCTTTAGTGATAGCAGCTGTTAAACCTTCAACCAGAGAGTCCCTTAATTCATTGAATTTATATTCAATCTCCTCTGTGGAAAACCCAATTTCCTTAAACAAATTAGATAATTTCCCTTTTAAAGTTAGATTTTCAAAGTATTCCTGCATGGCTTTACCCCGGGCTATTAAAGCTTCTTTCATCGCTTGAGTTTGTTCGTTGGTCAATGTTATTTCCTGGTACACATAAGACTCTTGATCTGCTAATAGTTTTTTAGAGTTTTCAATTTGCTTATAATAATCCTGCTGACGTTGTTGTTCTTTATTCTGGAAATATTGATTCCACTGGGCATATCTGGCCTGTATTTTTTCATCAATAAGTATATTCTCTTCCTCTAACACTTTTGCCAGCTCTTGCGCTTTTACTCGCGCTAAGGCTAACTGTGTAAGGGTATTTTGTTTTGCTTTCTCTGCCATGGCCTGATAACGATTATTTTTAACTTTTTCTAGTTCATCTGAGGTTTTTTCTTCTTCCAAAACCATATCTTTGCCCAGCGCGCGGGCTTTAGCTAATTTCTTATTTGCATATTCTAAATATTGTTCATAAGCTTTTTGATATCTTTGACTTGAAATATCAGTATATTCTTTTGTGCCTCGTTCTAATATTGATATAAATTCATCTTCTTTGGCCCGATTGATAGCTAATTGTTCTAATGCGTTTTGCTGTATTATATCTGTCTGTTTTTTCTGCTCTTTCTCGATAATCTCAGTCTGCTTTTCCTGCTCTTTCTTGATTGTTTTTGTCTGGCCTTTAATCGCTCCAACAACACCTTGTATATTTTTCTTGACTGCATTTCCCATATCGGAAAAAGCTACTTTGGTATTTTGGACAGCTGCAGCAACCTTTTTCCCGTTTTCCTGAGCAGATTTCTTCAAGGCTTCGATTTTCTCAGCCGACTTATCCGCACTATCTGCAATGTTATCTTTTAAACCTTTGAATTTATCACCAATCCCAAAAGGCAGTTTTTCGAGAACTCCCAGCTTCTCTAGCATAGCGTCAATAGTATTTAATACAGTTGCTTTCATTTCTTCAAATGTTATTGCTATATTAAGGCCAAGCTGAACCGCTGAAGCCTTGATTAAGTTCCAGATATTTATTAACGCATTTTTAACTTCTTCCCAGTTCCGATATACTTCTATTGCTATTGCTGCTAGTCCGGCTATTGCTACAACTGTACCGACTGCTGGGGCTGATATTCCGGCTATAGCTGCGCCTAATGCTCCTAACATAGGTGTTAATGTTCCTACTGCTGTAACAATTGGACCCAGTACCATTAAAACTGGTCCCAGTGCCGCTGCTAATCCAATTGCTGCAATTATTATTTTTTGAGCTGTAGGATTGAGATTAGAAAACCATTCAACCAAATTCCCTACTTTCTCAGCAAGGCTCTTAACTGCCGGGACAATATTATCTTGAATAACAGGAACCAGGCTTTTGAAAGCAGGCATAAGAGCTACGCCAACTTCTGTAGCTGCAGCTCCTAATGAACGTTTAATCTGGTCTAATGTATCGGTGAATTCAGCTCCTGCTTCTATTGACTCATCAGAAAGTATAAGCCCCAGTTCATGAGCTTTTTTTGTCAATTCTTCCATAGAGCCTGCTCCAGCATTAAGCAAAGGAGCTAATTCTGTTGCTGAACGGCCAAATAAGTCAGAAGCTATAGCCGTTCTTTTAGTTTTATCTTCCATGCCCTGCAATGCGGTTATAGTTTCATAGAGCAGTTCTTCCTGACTTTTTAGATTGCCATTAGTATCAGTTACCGAAATTCCTAAAGTATCAAAAGCTTCTGCGTATGATTTGGTTCCTTTTGACGCCTCATAAGCTGCATCTGACAAGGTTTTCATTCCGGCTTGAAGGGAATCGATGCTTGCGCCGTTTTGGCTTAATACAAAATCCAGCTCCTGAAAAGCCTTCCTGCTTATGCCAAGTTTCTGTGACATCTTATCTATTCTATCTGTAGTTTGTGCTGATTTCGTTGCTACTGTTGCCAGTGCTGCCCCCACTCCCAAGATTGGAGCTGTTAGCTTTGTTGATAGACTTTTGCCAACACTGGACATTTTTTCTCCGGCACTTTTAAGCCTGCTTCCAACTTCCTGCATCTTCTTTGCAAATTGCTCTGATGCAGAGGTTGAGCTTTTAAGCTGTGATTCAAAATGTTTGAGCTGGCTTTCAGTTTTGATTAGCTCTCGCTCAAACGCTCTATACTGTCCCTGGGATATTTCACCTTTTTTGAATTGCTCATTTACTTGCTCTTGAGCAGCTTTAAGGCGATTTAATTTTTCTTTGGTGTTTTCAACTTGGTCAGCTAATAGTTTTTGTTTTTGAGCAAGCAATGTCGTGTCTTTCGGATTAAATTTTAATAGACGCTCGACCTGACGCAACTCGCTCGCTATGTCTCTAGCATTCTTATTGACATCTTTCAGCGCTTTTGAAAGGCCGGTAGTATCCGAGCCTATGACGACATTAATTCCTCTGATACTTTCTGCCATGTTTCACCTCGCTTTCTAAGCGTAAAACAAATCTATATCTTTTTGACTCGCTTTCCTTGCTTTTTTCTTTTTGCCTAGATGGATATCTATAAATTCAATATAATCACGGACTCTAAACTCATTGAGCTCCTGAAATGACAAACCCATATGCTTTGCATTCGATAATAAGATTAAGTCTAATCTATCTGATATTAGGTTACTCTTGCTTTGGCTTTGACTCTGATTTTCTTCCAATTCCTGCGGAACGAAAAAAACCATCACTCGCTTCTTCTATCATGTCTAACATAAATCTTTCATCCGCAAAATCTATGCTAGCAAGTTCTGATAACCATTTCTCAAAGCTAGGAAATTGCTTCCCAAAATTATCAGCCTTGTTCATGGCATATAGCAATTGCAATATCTTTATAGAATCAAAGCTATTAAAATCTCCATCAGCCATATTTACCATGTCTTTCAAATTAACCAAATCAGCAATAAGTTCCGTTCCAAACTCCTGCTTATAATACAAAAGGGCTAAAGGAGTTGCCCTTAGCCCTAATTCCTTATTTCCTATTTGTACTGTTCTCATTAATCATCCCCCCTTATGCTGGAAGTGTTACTGCATCAAAGAATGCGTTATATGCAGCTTGGTTAGCATCAGATAACTCCATAACTCCTTTGATTAGTTTTTCTCCATTATGTTCGAACGGCAACATTGTAAGGCTTACAGTTTCGGTGTTTGGAGTTATGCTTTCTGTTGTCGTCCCGTTCTCTTGCCCTGGTCTGCTTGCTTTACAGCGATAAAATACAAATCTACGGTTCTTTTCGTCGCCTTGCACCTGCCCCATTAAAGCAAATTCTTTTCCTACTCTATCTGCTTTTTCAACAAGCATTCCGTTAGAATCAATTTCCATCCCAAGCATTTCAGCTAATATACTGTCTGGGAATAATGCAACTTCAAGCTCTCCAGTATAGCCATTGTTGCTGGTGTGGATATAATAAATCGTGTTGTCTGCATGAAATTTGTTCTCCTCGCCCTGGGGAGAAGTTGAGAATTTTACCGCTCCTGGAATTGCGGTCGGCGTACCCCAGGAAGTAGTTCCGGCTGTAACATCGGTTGAAGTTCCCATTGTCGTTCCGGTTGTGCCAGTGTCTGTAAATGCTATAGCAAGCGTACTGTCATTATCCTGTGCTACTTTTGTTGCTAGATAGATTACTCCGCCTTCATTTCTTGCCACAAATACAGCATTGATAACATCATCATTATTGAGTGCATTTACTATTGCAGATGCAACCTTAGCCTCGGTTGTATGAGTTTCAGAAGCGAGAGGAACTACAACGTCATGCGGGGAGTCAACCCCCAGCAATGTACTGGCTGTAACAGTAATAGTAACTTCACCATCAGTGGTTGGAGCAGCAGTTACCTCAATGCTTTCTGTCTGCGATACGCCCATAAACGCAATATGAACTTGTTCTAAACCAAACGTTACTTTGTTTGACATAAGCTTTTACCTCCTAAATTATTTTTTTTAAAAAAACAAAAAAGGCCACCACCAACCTTTCGCGGTCAGCAGTGGCCATCGTGCGGCTCTATAATTTATGCTATTATATTTTGT